TACAATAAATGCTTCCCATATTTATGATACCCGGGGTTTCTGATCTCCTTCCATCTATCCCAGGTATGGATTTACTACCAACTACTTCAGAGATGTACAATGTGAATACACCCCTGCGTCTTTCGACAATCGGTTCATTTGTTTGTTGTATGTTTATGTTTGTCAATGTGATTCAAAAGTTGGGTCCTCTCCCCAAGGGTCCACCACCAATGATGGCGATGCTCCTAGGTGCATGTGCCTGTTCTGTATTTTCGACAGGACGTATAGGCTTTGATATCAAGAGGCGCCTTGCCCCTAAAAAGGAATAAAGAAGTCGGTACTGTGAATAGTAAATGGTTGCCAAGGGAAACGCTGAAATTTCAACCCGTATGACATATGAAGAACGTGAAGCCATGTACATGAAGGGTAAACAGGAAGCGATGAACAAGGCTCTCGAGGGTGAGAGGGTTCGCTACACGAGCGCCGGGGATTCTGAAAAGTTTGTTACATTCCTGGAAGGTCGTTTAGAGATTTGGGACGAGCTGAAGGATAAAACCTTCCATGGTACAAGGATGTACGAGAAGACTAAAGAAATCCTCGAGTCAAAAAGGTTTGGGGTTGAATAAAAAATAAAGAAAAATCGGTGTGTGTACACTCGCGTAAAATTGATACTTTGATATTACCAATTTTACGAGACAGTTTTGCTTTTCGCTTAGACATTATCTAAAATTTAGAGGTGATAATCTGACTTAGGTTTAATTACCGAACGCGACACCCGCCATACCATTCTTGATACGGAGGACATTGTAGTTCACCGCGTAAATGCGGTGAAGCGCGTTACCACCCGTGGGTCCAACGAGTGCGAGTTTGGCATTATCGATGCGGGAGAAGTTGAGGGTACCAGTGGGTTGCATTTTGCTCAAATTGAGACAGAATGGCCATGTGAAGGTGGGAAGATCCTCGAGAATGTCGTCTGGGAGATCCGTGCTGTGCATTTCTGGAACGACTGTGTGGTGATAGACATTGGAGGTATCCTCGAAGAGGGAAACACCATTGATGTAGAGAGACGACTTTTGGAAAGTGAATTCGGAATCCCAGTCATTACCCGTAGCCTTACCGGAAACGAGGTGGACAGATTTCACTGGGTGGTTGAAATATGTGAGATCAATCTCTGTATCGGTATTGGAGGCAAGTTGGTGTTGAGTTTGGGTGATGAGAAGTTCGTGTTCATTATCTGTGAAATATTTACGTTCGTCTGTGTCCAGGTAGATGTAGTTACCCCAAACCTTGGGAGTGCCGACTGGGGTGTATCCGTCGCGGCACTTGATGCGGATCTCCACGTCGTGGTACTGGAGGGCCACCAAAGGGAGAACCTTGGTCCAATCCTCACCGAAGAAGAAGGGAATCATGAAGTGGTCACCACCGTGGTTGGACTTTTTGTTGTTGGTTGTAACGGCACAGGAAGCCTTAGCCGCGTTGTCACGGAGAAGTGGGTTATGGACACCCTGAATAAACAGAGAATCCAATTCCGACACCTTTTGTCCACCAATCCAGAGACCAAATTCTGTTGGACCGGCAGCGTCCGTCGAAAAGAGACCATCTGGGTTGGTCTGAACATTTGAAATGAGATTGTCTTCGATCCATATGTAACTCATGAGGTCACCCTTGGAGCGGATTGGGATCACAACCTCGTTATTGGCACCAAAGGTACCGATGTAATCTAAGCGCTCGGGCTTCATCGCAAAATTGGTATACCGTTTATAGTTCTGACGGAAGAAACTAACTTCGGGGTCTCCCGTAATGTATACATCCTGGGCACCCACTGACACGAGCTCGATTAAAGCAGCAGACATTTATTAATAAATGATATTAAAAATTGGGATAGATAGTAACATATGGTGGTTGTACAAGCGTTGACCTGGGAAGCTCGGGATGAACCTGACGATGACATGACAGGAACCGTGGGTGAACATATTATCAGTATTTTTGGTAAAACTGAAACTGGTAAATCTGTGTGTGTAACAACTACGTTTACGCCCTACTTTTTTATTAAAATTGATGGGCGTATGATACCTTCTGAACTTTACGATAAACTTACACGGAAATGTCCTGAGTGTATTGAATCATATAGTATCGTGGAATCTAAAGATGTATGGGGTTTTCAGAACAATAAAATTTTCAAATTCATGAAAGTGAATTTCAAAAATTTACAGAGGCGTCGTCGGGTTGACTACTTTTTGAACAAAAATAAAGTCTATCTTACAACGGGTGAGTTTAGTGCTAAGGTGTACGAGTCTAATTTAGATCCCGTTTTACGCCTGATGCATAGAACTGGTATTCAGTCTACTGGGTGGTTTGATACTGGGGATAAATGTGTTAGATCTCATCTATCAACTGCATCGATTGACCTGTTTTGTAACGACTGGACAACCTTAAGACCTGTCGCGCGTGATGATATTGCTCCATTTGTCGTTGCTTCCTTTGATATTGAATGTAATAGTTCCACTGGTAAATTTCCTGATGCGAATGTTAGCGGTGACGCGTGTTTTCAGATAGCTGTTTCGCTCTGTACATTTGGTAACGATGAACCCTATGAAAAGGTTTGCTTCTGTTACAAGAAAACGGATGGACCCGACACCCGGAGTTTTGATACAGAGCGGGAAATGCTCGAAGCTTTTGGTCGCTACTTACATGAGAAGGACATTGACATTTTGACGGGTTGGAATATATTTGGTTTTGATCTCTCATACATTTACAATCGAGCTATAATATGTGGTTGTGATAGCGCATTTTACCAAATGAGTAAAATTAAAAATTACACTTGTAAAATCTCAATCAAAAAGCTGAGTTCCAGTGCTTTGGGTGATAACATGTTGAAACTTCTTCCCATCCCTGGGCGTTTTGTGTTTGATATGTTCCACGAAGTAAAAAAAGGGTACAAGTTAGATTCTTACAGTCTCAACAACGTATCAAAGTTATATCTCGGTGACCAGAAAATTGATATGTCCCCAAAGGAGATGTTTGTGCGTTACAAGGAGGGTGACGCTAAAAAGTTGGGTGAAGTTGCAGAGTATTGTATCAAGGATACCTTACTTCCACACAAATTACTGAAGAAGATGTGTACGTTACTGAATCTTCTGGAGATGGCGAAGGCTACGTGGGTTCCTCTCTGCTTTCTCGTAGAAAGAGGGCAGCAGATAAAGGTCTTCAGTCAGCTTACAAAAAAGGCTCGTGAGCTGAATTTCAAGGTACCCACAATTAGGTACGGCGCTTTACCCGAAGAACCCTACGAGGGTGCGACGGTTCTCGACGCCCAGAAGGGTGCGTACTATACACCCATTACAGCTCTAGATTTTGAGGCTCTGTATCCATCTATCATGATGGCCCACAACCTTTGTTATTCTTCTTATGTCATGGACGAGAAGGAGTATGGAAACATTCCGGGTATCAACTACGAAACGTTTAAAATTGGTGATAAAACGTATAAGTTTGCACAAGATGTTCCAAGTCTTTTACCGAGTGTTTTATTGGAACTCAAACAGTTTCGTAAAAAGGCTAAGAAAGATATGGCTGCGGCGACGGGTTCTATGAAAGAGGTGTACAACGGTAAGCAGTTAGCATACAAGATCTCTATGAACTCTGTGTATGGTTTTACAGGGGCTGGTAAAGGTATTCTTCCATGTGTTCCGATTGCCTCTACGACGACGTGTAAGGGGCGAATGATGATCGAAGACACTAAAAACTACGTTGAGAAGAACTTCCCTGGCGCGAAGGTGAGGTACGGTGACACTGATTCAGTCATGGTTGAGTTTGACGTGGGTGATCGGAAAGGGGAGGAGGCTGTTAAATACAGTTGGGAAATTGGGGAACGTGCTGCGGAAGAATGTAGTGCCCTGTTCAAGAAGCCAAACAATTTGGAGTTGGAGAAGGTATATTGGCCGTACTTTCTATACTCTAAAAAGAGATACGCTGCCAAGTTGTGGACGAAGGGTAAGGATGATCAAATGCACATGGACTATATAGACATCAAGGGTCTCCAAGTTGTTCGTAGGGACAATACACCTCACGTGAGGGAGGTGTGTAAGGAGTTGTTGGATGTTGTTCTCACATCGAGTGACCCTGGTCCACCGACCGAGTTGGCCAAGGAAAGGGCTATTGAACTACTCTCAGGTGACGTTCCAAATGACAAGCTTGTGCTAAGTCAGAGTCTATCAGACTCTTACAAAGTCAATGGAAATTCGGTTTCGATAAATAGTTCGGACAGTGTAAATATAAACCAAGCACATGTTCAGGTTGTCGTGAAAATGCGGGAGAGAAAGCCCGGGTCGGAGCCCCAGTCTGGTGATCGGGTTCCCTACTTACTTACTAAGACTGGAGACCCGAAGGCTAAGGCATTTGAGAAGTCGGAGGATCCCAAATTTGTAGAGGAGAATGACATTCCGGTAGATTATCACTATTACTTTGAGAATAAGTTTCTAAACCCCGTATGTGATTTACTCGAACCCCTATTTGATAATGCAAAGAGGGAGATATTTGGTGAAATAATTGATCAACACAAGCCACCCAAGAAAAAGAGAGAACCCGCAATCAGTACCATGAAAAAAGACCAACTTATGGAGGAGTGTAGACGTATTGGTGTAGACGACACGGGTAAAGCATCGGAACTTCGAGATAGAATCCGAGGGTTCAGGTTAAAGAAGGATGAAAGTGTTGATGACCTATTTAAAAAATTCGAGCATTCTATTACAAAGGATGAGTTGGCAGGAACGTCTCAATACATTTGTTGAAGCTGAAATTCAGGAGCGTGTGAATCTAGCTATAAATGAAACTTTCACGATCATTTCAAAAAAACATGCCATCCCCATGGAAATTCTTTTGAGGGACGCACCACAATCATTTTCCATCACGACGTGTAAGGGTGTCAAGTCTAATGGACAACGATGTACATTCAACGGTCAAGGTCAATATAATGGGTACTGTAAACATCACGAGCATCAGGGTAGGAGAATACAACAGAGAAGCTTACCAAGTACAAATAAGCATACACACGGACCTGAAATAATGTTCTCAAAAGAATGTCCAGAGTGTGTAAAATCTAAGGGGCTTATAGATTTGGATTCCATGTTATGTAATGAGTAAATCCGATATTCTGCTATCTTCAATAAACAATTTTTACAACGACGAAAAGAATAAAACTAAACTATTAAACATACTTGATAAAACGACGGGTATATCTTTAAGAAATCTAGAATGGTTTATTACAAACTATTCGAAAAAAAACAACATATCCTACACCACCAAGGATGGTAAATTTTTCACGGTACACTGTGCATACAAATCTAGCTTAGATGGGTACAGTAAGAAACTATTTGATCCATTTTGTAGATCTCAAAAGTTTGGGTACATCATACCAGGGACATCTCATGAAATTCAGACAACGTTGGCGCAGTTGAATTTCATCAAATGGTGTATCAAGAATAACATCATAGACTACATCAGTGATCATCGTATATCCCTATTTAATAAGCAATCGACATAAAACCGTTTTCAAATACAAATGTTTGATATCCGGTATAGTACATGTGTAGCGCGTATGTTTTTGTAGCTACGTCTACCAGAGACCCCGAAGAGGTGTCAAGTTTGACTTCTATGGATGTCTTATCCGATTGTATTTGACTAAAGTCCAAGTTCCCCGATGGTTCCACATTTATCGGATTCATCGAGAAACTGTAGGTGTAAATATTTCTGTAAGGTCTTGCCAGTCTATGTTTGTACGGGATGAGGTACTTGAAATAATTGTGATTCGTTTTCGTGATATTTGGTAGCTTACTTCCATTGATGAAAAAGTTTGCACTTTCTAGAATGGGGTAGAAGAATGTCTGAGTCTCATCAAAATTGACATTGGATGAGAAATTAAAACGGTTTTGTGAGTAATATGTTTCACTGTTTGTTTCAACACCCTTCGGTTGACTATCATCTTCGAAATCCGTATTCCTCAAAAACCAATGAATACATTTTACAGGAATATTGGGAACGAGATTATTATTGATAGTATCCGAATTAAAATCACTCACCACTGTCGGGTGTTTTCTTACCAAATCTGTAATCAACGTCTGCCTTTCACTGGCTAGATACTTTCGTTCTTCTGGACTTACCGTGATTTCTTCGGTTATTAAATTGAATGATGGTAACTGAAGATTGTCGGTCGTTTCAGTAAAAAATTCTTGTCGGTGGAACACAAATTCAAATTCAATTTTTTGCCGATATACGGCACACAAAGGGAAGTAGGGACGATTTGGTTTATTCGAAGAGTGTTCATCACTCGCATACTTTCTCGAAAAGAAAAAGTGTAGAGGTATAACCAACTCAGATTTATATTGGGATATACTGCTACTTTGGGTGGAATCATCATATCCGATACTTCTATTTACAAGAAATCTATTTGCTACCTTTTCAGACATCTCCAAGTATAATTCATCATATATAACCCCCCAGTCGTCATGAATTGTCTCAACTTCCAGGTCATCTACAAACATTGTGACACTCTTGAGAATGTGACGACCGAGTTGATCAGCGTAATTGCCATTTGTTAAACCAGGCATATTTATACGCAACCACATGTTACTCAAAAGGTCTCCCATGTTGGTGGGATTAAATTGAACTTTTAAACTTTGAGCAAATGGCCACTTCGGGACTTGACCAGGATTTATAACATTGCGATTTCTGTGATACTTTCTAAATTCCGAATGTCTTTGTGGGGCTTTGTAATTAAAGAAAGACTCGTCTGGATCGTTGGAAAGCAGGTGAGTGTCCTGTTTTCCAATAGCATTGAGGGAAATCTTAGCAGCTTCACCCATACTTACTATTGTTTATATATTTTTAATATCCATTTTCCACATTGTGA